TGCCCTCACCATGCCAACACCACCTTCCGCTCCGTTTCTTCCCGGCTTCACCCGCGCACAATCCGTCGTCAAGCGTCGGCTCATCCTCTCGGTCGAAGGACTAGAGGGCTGTGGGAAGACGCGATTCACCCTCACCGCCCCAGGCCCGATCGCGTTTTTGAATTTTGATTACGGGTTAGAGGGGGTCATCGAACAATTCCAACAGACCAAAGCGATCTACGTCTCGACCGTGAAGCTCGACTTCAAAGGCGGCAAGGAACAGATCATTGCCGCAGCGGAGAAGGAGCTGGAGAAAGTCGAGGCGAACTATCAGACCGCACTGAAGCAAGCGCGGACGATCGTCATCGATACGGGCAGTGAGCTGTGGGAACTGCTGCGGCTCGCGGCATTTGGAAAACTCGAGAAAGTGATGCCGCATCAATACACCGAAGTCAATCAGTCGATGGTGCGCCTGATGAACCTGGCGTACGACAGTGACGCGAATCTGCTGATGACGCACCGGCTCAAGGAGCAGTGGGTCAACGACAAGCGGACCGGGCTGTTTGAATTCGCCGGCATGAAGGAGATCCCCTATCGAGTGCAGGCCCATGCGCGGATGTGGACCGACGAGCACGGGTACCACCTGCGAGTCGGCAAGTGCCGGCAGAACGCGAGCGTCGTCGGCCTGGAGCTGATGAACGACATGATCGCATTCCCCACACTGGCGCAGTTCGTGTTCCCGGAGAGCGAGGAGAAGGACTGGGTGTGAGATGTCGATCGACGATGGGCTCAACACCCCGAGTAATCCGCGAGAGAACGTTCGCCTCTTCGATCCCGAGACGAGCTATGCGGCAGCGTTCGCGAACAGTGGCTATCGGCTGAATCAGAAGCGGCACTGCTACTACGCGATCTGCGGCGCACGGTGGAAGGGGCTGACCGACGAGGAGCTGGCCTTTCGTACTGGGTTCCGCATCAACAGTGCGAACAAGCGGCGCGGCGAGCTGATGAAAGCCGGACTCGTGGTGGACAGTGGTCGACGCCGGCTGACGACATCGGGCTCTGAGGCGATCGTCTGGGTGGCGGTGGAGTACCTGTGATCCTGTTAGACCGACGCATCGGCAGCTCTGACCTGTACCAACCGCTCCGCGCCTTCGGCCTCGACGTGCACCTCACCACACTGGAGAGCGCCGACGTGGCGTGGTTGGGGCGCGGCCTGGGCGACGAGCCCGTCCCCATCGGGGTAGAGATCAAGCGCATCGGGGATCTGCTCACCTCGATCACCACCGGGCGCCTCTCGGGGCACCAGCTCCCGAAGCTCATCAATGAGTACCGGCACTGCTGGCTGCTCATCGAGGGCCAGTACCGCAGCGGCGCCGAGGGACTCCTGGAAACCAAGCAGGGGGCTGTGTGGACGCCGCATGCCCTGGGCCGGAGCCCGTGGACCTACCGTGAAGTCGAAGCGTTCCTGACGACGCTGGAGGTCCGTGCGGGGGTGCATGTGAGAAGAGCCTGGAACCGTGGAGAGACGGCGGCACTGGTGGCGATGCTGTACCAGTGGTGGACGAAGAAGGCGTACGACGAGCACCGGGCGCACCAGGCCATGTACTCCCCAACGATGGACGCCGGCCTGCTCTACAAGCCCAGCCTCACCAGACGTGTCGCTGCGGAGCTGCCGGGGATCGGCATCGGGAAGAGCGGCGCCGTCGCTGATCGCTTTCAGACGGTACGCACCATGGTGAATGCGAACGAAGAGGAGTGGCAGTCGGTGCCGGGGATCGGCAAGACGCTGGCGCGAAAGATCTGGGATGCACTGGAGAACAAATGATGTGGCAGCAGCTCCTGGCGATTGCGGTTGCCGCACTGGTTTTTATCTATGTTCTCGCATGGTATCTCGATCGCGACTAGATAGCTCAACTTGACACAAGATACCAGAATGGAGTACAATCACTGTCAAGGAGTTAGCTTGATGACCACATCAGTCAACGGCGAGCAGCGTTCCAAGGTTCTTCCGACTGACCCGTTCGATGTCGCGATGGATGAAGTCTCGGGGCATCCCAACGGCGCCCAGACCCAGCCTGCCGTGGTGCAGAACGTCGACCACTACGGCAACGTCAGCAGCTTCATGGTGCAGACCGTGAAGTGGGCCGAGGGCAACTCGGTCTTCATCACCCAGGTCAACGCGCAGGGCAGCGCACGGTACGTCCTGCCGCCCAAGGTGATGGCCGCGATCGCACGGCAGCAGGAGCAGGTGACTTCGATCGTGCGGCGCCGGCACGGCAAGCGGCTCGCGGAGGATCGCAAGGCGAGCGGCGTCGACCTGGGCGCGGCACTCCGAGACCCGAAGGTGCGGGCGCGGGCATTGAAGGCGCGGAAGGCGAAGGCAGCGGCGCGACGAGCGAGAAGGGAGGCGAGGATCAAGTGACGAAGGGACGCGAGACCTGGAAGTGCACCGAGTGCGGCCTGCGGATCTCGGGCCGCATGATGAGCGACGGCAAGATCTTTCCGTACGACCGGGGACCAGACAGCGGCGTCGTCCATGACTGCCTGTGCATGGACTGCCACGAGAAGCACTGCGACGGGCTGAAGCCGAAGCAGCTCGCCCATTAGTCGGCACACATCCTGCCTTCTCCCTGGGCATGCGCGTCCAGGGAGAAGGTCACCCCGATGCCGTCCTCGTCTTCATCGGGGACGCCCCCCGCCTCAAGGAAGAACAGGCCGGCCGACCGTTCGTCGGCACCGCAGGCAAGCTCCTCACCACAGCCCTCGACGGCGACGACCTCCCCTCGCGTGACGAAGTTTTCATCACCAACCTGGTGCGCGAGCGGTGCCTCGATGCTGAGGGCTGGCATCGCGAAGTGACGCAGGCCGATATCGATCGCGACTGGGAGGAGCTGGAGATCGAGCTGAACATCATCGAGCCGCAGATCCTGGTGCCGCTGGGCCCGATCGCCACCCGCGCCTTTCTCGGCACCGTCGACCTGCATCGCGTCCACTCGATCCCGTACGTCGTCGGCACCTACACCGTCATCCCCTGTTTCGATCCCAACGCACTCGCCCTGTTCACTTACGACATGTACTACCTCGCCAAGTTCCTGCACGGCTGAAGCTCATCCATAAGTACCGGGCAGGTACGCATCCTGCTCGTGGAGATAGCAGGAGGTGCCAATGCCAAAGCTGGAACAGTCCGTCGACCTGGAGGTGGGACTGCGATCGAAGGTCGAAGAGCGACAGGCACTTGTCGCGCAACGTGATCAGATCCTGCAACAGATCAGCGCATTGAACGATGAGATCTCACAGACCCTGGTCATCGCAGATCAGAAGAGCGCCCGAGTGGGCCCGTACCTGGTAACGCTGGTCGAGAACCAGGGACGCCTCACGCTGGACAAGCACCGGCTCGTGGAGCTGGGGGTGCTACCTGAGACCTTGACCGCTGCCACCGTGCGCGGCGCCGGCTTCGTGACGCTGCAGGTGCGGACAGCGGGGCGCGAGGTGGAGGAATAGGTGTGGGTACTCCGACAAGCTCGCCGCGCCTGGTGCCTCGCGAGGAGACATCCGCTCGTGCTGGAACATCGGGAGCCAAACTGCGCCTCGTGGGTGTGCCTTCTCTGCGGCGAGGTGCGCGGAAAGACTTTGTACGGCACACGCCCACACCCCATCAGATCTACGCGCCCCTCAAGCCGCTGCTCGTCGGACCAGAGCCCGCGCCTCCCGTCGTAGTCGCGCCGAGTCGAGAGCTGCGGATGCTGTGCTGCGAGGGGAGCTGTTCGCCGGGACTGAATAAGTTCTACGACAAGATTCCTGCGTTGCACGAGGTCGGGTTCGCACGAGCCGACATTCGTGCGGCCGAGAGTGCCACGCTCGCGAACACCCCGCACTACTTCGTGCGAGCCGGCGCCTTGGGCCCGACGATGTACCACACCTGGGCCTGCGCCCTCTGCGGCAACGAGCGCATCTATGGCGCGGAGGAAGTGTGACCCCGTGCCGCATCAAATGGTGCGGTGCGCTCGCGACACGCGGGGACTACTGCCCGGTGCACTACGACCGGCCGCACTTTGATTCACGCACGAAGGAAGAAGCGTTGAGCAGTCGCGATCGACTGCCGGCCTCCCTGCCGTCGCTGAAGGTGCGACGAGACAAGCGAGTGCCCGTGGACGACCGACCACTGATTCACATTGCGGAGGAACCATGACGATCGATCTGCGGGTAGACCTGAAGCCCAACCTCGCAGTGATCCTGGAGATCTCAGGCGGGGCGTACCGGGACACGGACTCATTGAAGCGTACGGCCTCGCTGCTGATCGCTGTCTCGCGCTGCATCGAGCAGTGGCAGTCACGGCACGGGAGCCATGGCGTCCCGATGCCTGCACCGACACTGAAGGAACTGGAAGCGGAGCCCGTGTGAAGGTGCTCTACATCTCAGGCCCGTACCGAGGCAAGGATGCCTGGGCAATCGAGCGCAACATCCGCCGCGCCGAAGTGATCGCGCTAGAGGTGTGGAAGCTAGGTGTCGTCGCCCTGTGTCCGCACACGATGACCCGGTTCTACCAGGGCGCCCTGCCGGATCAGATGTTCCTCGCCGGTGACCTGGAGCTGATGACCCGGTGTGACGGAGTGCTCGCGATCGATGGGTGGGACGAGAGCACCGGCGCACGGATCGAGGTGCGCTATGCGAAGGAGCGAGGGCTCCCGGTGTTCGTCTCGGTCGGGGAAGTCGAGCACGTCTGGTGTCGAGGTGAGGCAGGCCCGAATGGGACGGGCCTGCCCTTGTTGTCTTAGGTTGTCGCGTCGACGACTGTCGCTGCAGCCTTGATGGCGGCTCTCCGGTTTGCCTTCCTTGCGGCCTGCCCTCTCTTGCTCCCCTTCCTGACACCTTTCAACATCACGTTTCGCTTCGTCTTCCACAGCTTCTTCATCCGCAGCGAGGCTTCCTTCTTGAACGCTGCGGACTGATGACGTGTCTTCGACTGTGGTGCCGGCTCCGGTGCGGTTCTCGCCGCCATCACTTGGGCGAAGCTCCGCGCCGCGCCATTGACGACGGAGAGCTTGCCCTGGTGCACCATCTTCTGCACGTCTTCGTCTTCTTGTAGCACAGCGATCAGATCGGAAAACTTCGCGGCGAGTGCGAGATGGTGGTCTCGCTTCTGAATCAACTTGTCGAGGAGTCGCATGACTGGTGTGCCTCCTTAGTGGGCAGTGGCTTGCGCGGATTCACGAACTTGCCGAGTCGACCGCAGGCGCCGACGCTTGCGCTCCGATTCCAACGTGCGCTGCTTCGCGACTTGTTCACGATGTTTCAACGCGATGAAGGTCCGCACCGCATCCTTCTCACCACGGACGTACCACTCATCTGTGTTGAGTCCGATCGCGGCGAAGGCGCAGAGGGCAACGTAGAGTGTCGTCACCCCACAGCCTTCTAGGCCCGCCAAGATGTACGGCGAGGTCTGCTTGTAGAAGTCCTTCGTGTTACGGACCTTCATGTCCTTGGCGATCTGACTGAGGATGCGACAGGCGCGAGGTTGAATCACGCCCAGTGCGGCGACTTCCTTGTAGCTCCAGCGGTCAGAGCCAATGACGAGCAAGGCGAACGTGGTGGAATCGGTGAAGCGGTTGAAGAAGGTAGACCCGACAATTCGTGCTAGCTCCATGACTGGTTAGCCTTTCGTTGAGGTGGAACAGGGAACGCCAACACTAGGTATCACAACCTAGCGTGAAAAGTCACTCTTCGGCTTGTACCCGTGTGCAGAGACGCCGAAAGGCGGGGTCAGGATCCGCCAGTCCTTGACGTAGATGAGCCACTCGGTGGTCGAGGCGTCGGTCCGACCGTTCCCCGTGTAGCTCCAGCGTTCTAGAACGATACGCTGATCGTGCGGGTGGTCCTTGAGCCAGGGACCACGGGCCTTGGTGGGCTCCGAGAAGCTGAGGCGTGAGAGGAAGACCACCCCGACACGGGCGGTGGCGATCGCCAATTGCAAAATCGTGAAGGCGTCCGAGAAGGGTGGGTTCGTCACCACCCAGTCGGGCCGGCCGGCCTTGTCGATCCACTCGCGCCACTGCGAGGGCTTGGTCGAATCCCCGGTGAGCATCGGAGATTTGGCCGGGTCAATGTCCATCGTGACGAACGTGAGGTCGGGCCGGCGATCGAGCAGGCGACTGATCAGCGAGCCGTCACCGGCACAGGGCTCCCAGACGAGCCCCTTGAGCGCAGGGACGTGGTCGACCAGGGCATCGACCTGCCAGGGGGGCGTGTCGTACGCGTCCCACCGACGACGACGGGACGGCTTGAGCGTGAGCGGCGTGACGGGGACAGGGACAGGCGGCATGGGACCGCCAAGAGCACGGTGCGTACCAAGACCCG